GACGGTAACCGTCCATTTAACGAGGATGATACAATGGGCAGTGGCAGGCAGACGGAACGATTGTTCATGTCAATGAAATTGTGGGACGATAGTTCTACAGAGACGGAAAATATTTTCAAGATGATCCTGGCGGATCACTATATGTATAATGGTTCAGGCGGATATGGTGGTGATGGGTTTGGTTATTCATTACATCCAGAATCGTCCTACAGGTCAGATTCAGATGTTAGATATTTCAAAACAACTGGCAGGTCAATCAACAATGTAAACACAGACAACGCGGCCAGTATGGTCAAGGGCAAGTCAATGATACAGGTGTATAACGATGAGTCAGGCTCACTGGGCGGAAACCTATACGTGACCGCGATGACTGACACCAACGAGACCGCCAGTTCACAATTCTATCCAACCAGCCACGATGGCGGGGTTGCGGAGATGTTTCGTTTTGACGAAGTGACCACAGACGACACACACAGCACCAACGCCAAGATCATATCAACAACAAATTCAAGTGACAGCACCAACACCAGTTTTGATCCAGAGGACATCTGCCTGGGCGACCTACACGGCGATTATTTTGGTGTGGCCTGGAGGCAGGGAACCACTGCATATGTTAGCATATTTGAGATTCAGGAACAGACCAGCGATATGCCCGTGATGACCAGGGTGGCAGACACCATAGACCTAGGCACGGTGCCAAACGCGGGCAGGATGGCCCTATCAAAATTGGGTAATGGGGTCGCGGTTTTGACCTGTGGGAATTACTATCGTATAATCAAGACGGATAGTGTGTAAATAACTTCGTTATAACAAACAAACCTATATAGGAGAAACAACAAAATGACAGCATTATCAAATTTTGCGGAATTAAAGGTACTGGATCACTTATTCAGAAACACCTCTTACACATCACCAAGCGCATACATGGCACTTTTCACAGACGACCCGACAGACGCGGGCACTGGCACCGAAGTGACCGGCAATGGTTATGCAAGGGTTCAGATAGACAACAAAATGGCCGCTGCGGCCTCTGGTGCTATCTCTAGCAACGCGGACATCACATTCCCAACTGCTTCTGGCGGTGCTTTTGGCACAATCACGCACATTGGCATATATGATGCCTCTACTTCGGGTAATTTAATTGCTCACGGCGCCCTTACAGCATCCAAGGTAATAAGTGACGGGGACACCTTCAGAATCAATTCTGGATCATTAACTATCACAATAGACTAATCACAGTCTAGTCAGGGAGACTTGCTGTGGCGTTGATCACCGGTTCATCACAACTAGACATAATATCAGACATAGGCATAAACTATGTCTTTGATGATTATGTGGCACTGGAGTATGTGGTCCAGGGCACCGAGGCCACCGAGCTTGACCTTTCTGCTGCCCTGGTCGTCACGACGGCCAATATAACGGCCAATGCCGTTATCACAGCGGTAGGTGCAACGGAAATACCGATCAACGCCACACTGACAGCCGAATCCAGCGAGTTCGACCTTGGACAGGCCACAATATCGGCCAACACCACAATAACTGCGCAAGGCTCTGGCATATTCGTATCCGGGGCAGACCTAACAACATCAAGCACACTGTCTGCACAAGGCACAGACCTAGACCTTGCCGCATTATTGTTGATAGGTACGGCGGAAATAACTGCATCACCTAACGCGACGCTAGTGGCACAGGTCACGGCATCTATAGGTTCGGCCGTCAGCGCAACTGCCGTGGACATAGATCTTGGCCAGGCCAATATATCAAGCACTACAACACTAACGGCAAATGCGGTCAGGGATGTGGTCGGTGCGTCCACACTCTCTATAAACACAAGTGCTAGCGCCGACGGATTAGACCTAGACCTTGCTGCAATCTTGATGATATCAAGTGCCACGGTCACTTCGAGTGCAAATGTAACTGCGGTGGGCCAAGTTCAAACATCAATCGCGGCCACTCTGACAGCAAATGCAATCGACATTGATCTTGCATCAGTTACCATATCCTCGACATCAACAATAATAGCAGACGCAAACATCATTGCAGTCTCTGGTGCAGATCTTGATGCCGAACTTTCAATTTTGGCAGAAGCTATTGACCTGGACTTTGGCGCATCACTGTTGATAACATCGGCAGATCTAACAGCAACACCTAATGTCACTGCGGTGGGTGAGGTTTCGTCTGCGATCGGGTCAAGCATTTCTGCTACAGGGACAGATCTTGATCTAGGCGAGGCAGTGCTTCAAATCGATGTAAACATGTCTGTCGAGGCGGTAGAATTTGACCTTGCTGCAGCCGATCTAGCATCAAACATGGCGATTAACGCAACCGGTACCAGGATCTTGGTCGCGGAATCAACATTATCATCATCGTTAGGCCTTACAAATATTATTGCGACGGCGATACGTAGCTCGCCAGTCACTATGCCAATTGGGCAATTGATCATTGTAGCGGGAACCGACATTGATGTTGATCCATATAATACATACAGTGTATCACAGGAAACACGACTAAATACTATCAAACAAGAATCTAGGGAATTCATAGTCATGCAGGAAACGCGTGATTTCAGGATTAAAAGACCCGTCTTGACCGGTTCGGGCATAAGGAGAAACAGCTAATGGCAGATCTAACAGGTTTTCAAAAAGACATAACAGGCATCTACATAAACAAAGATCCAGACGCTAACCTAACATATGCATTAGATTTCGTCGATTATCTCGCACAGGGAGATTCATTAAGCACAGCCACAGTTACTATAGGCACCATATCGGGCGATTCAGCTCCGCTGGCATTCCCAACAAGTGCTGCAGCAGATGTATCAGTTGCAGGCACAAAAGTTATATTCAGGGTAAACGCGGGGACCGCGGGTTACATATATCCAATACAAGTCACCATAACGACCGCTGACGGTGACACAGATTCAAGGCATTTCAGGATAGTGGTCAAGGACAAACAATTATCATGATAACAAATAATAAAGGAAAGAAATACAAGACTATAGACAAGGACCAAGTAAAGAAGTTGGCATCGCTGATGTGCACGTACGACGAGATCGGTTATGTACTGGGCATGAGTGGTGAGAACGTCAAGAAAAGATTCAAAAAGGTCGTCGATGAGGGACAGGCGATTGGTAAGGAGTCATTGAGGCGTGCACAATTCAAGAAAGCCGTCGAAGCCGGCGACACAAGGATGTTGATCTTTCTCGGAAAGAATTACCTTGGTCAGAAAGACGATCCAAACAGTAGCGAGAACCTAGAAGTTCTACCTTGGGAGGAGGACAAGTAGTGCGTTTGAGTGTACCACAGAGGACAGTGGCCGATGATCCATCAAGGTTTCGTGTCTTGGTGACGGGAAGACGGTTTGGTAAGACGACTCTGGGTATCAGGGAGATCTGTTACCATGCGTCACAGGCACCTGACCAGATATGTTGGGCAGTGTTACCAAACTACAGACAGGCCAAGAATGTCTGGTGGGACCAATTAAAGGCCCGATTGTTTAAATTGAATTGGGTAAAAAAGGCCAATGAGGCCGAACTCAGCGTAACACTGAAAAACAATTCAAAGATATGTCTGCGTGGCGCTGACAATTTTGACAGTCTGCGTGGATCCAAGATCAATTTTCTAGTGTGTGACGAAGTCGCACAGATACCTCGCGAGGCCTGGTACGAGGTTATGAGACCCATGCTGGCGGACACCAAGGGCAAGGCACTGTTCTGTGGCACACCAAAGGGTATTGGTAATTGGTTATATGACCTATACCAAGAGAAGAGGGACGGTTGGTCATCACACTCATTCACCACCATACAGGGCGGGTTTGTTGACGAGGACGAGATAGAGACAGCCAAGAGGGAACTAGACAGCAAGACGTTCAATCAAGAATTTAACGCAACATTCGAGACGTACTCGGGAGTAGTGTATTATGGTTTCAAACGAAGCGAGAGTGTTAAGGACTTTCACTTCGACACACCAAAACAGATCATCCATGTTGGGATAGATTTCAACGTCAATCCAATTTCGGCAGTTGTCTCTGTGCAAGACGGAGACATGACCTATGTCATAGACGAGATCGAGATGTATGGCTCAAACACCGAGGAGCTCTGTGACGAGATACATTCAAGATTCCCAGGCGTAAAGATATTCGCATATCCAGATCCAAGTTGCAGACAGAAGAGGACCAGTGCGGGCGGCAAGACCGACCTTAGCATCCTACAAAATGCGGGCTTCGTCTGTAAGGTGTTAAATAAGCACATGCCCGTCAGGGACAGGATTAATTCAACAAATTCGCGTTTGTGCAATGGCGACGGTGAGCGTAAGATCATTGTGCATCCGAAGTGCAGGAAACTGATATCGTCATTGGAGAGACAGATATACAAGCCAGGCACTTCACAACCAGAAAAGGACACAGGCTTTGACCACATCAATGATGCTTTTTCATATTTCGTCAGCTACATGTATCCAATCACGAGACAATATCAAGGCGGCGATGAAGCCAAAACATGGAATGTTAAAGTAGGAGATAACCAATGGCACTAATAAGTGATTTCACCGTAAATCAAGATCCAAACGACAGCAACAGTATATTCAGTGTGTTGGGTGTGCACAACGAATATCTTAATCATTACAAGCGTTGGCAGTTCTTGTTTCGTTCGTACCTCGGGGGTTATGAATATAGACTGGGCCAGTACCTGACCAAGTATGTCTATGAATCAGATAACGAGTATGTCAAGAGGCTTGCTGCTACACCTTTGGAGAACCATGTCAAGGCCATAACACACATCTATAATTCATATCTTTTCAGGAACGAACCAAAACGTAATTTTGCAAACCTTTCTAACTACCCAGAGATGGACATGATAATGGAGGACGCCGATCTAGAGGGCAGGACATTTGACAGTTTCATGCGTGACGTAAACATAATGAGCACAGTGTATGGTCACTGTTTGGTGATGGTTGAAAAACCAAAATCAAATGTAAGGACCAGGGCCCAGGAGCTTGAACAAGGCATAAGACCATATCTTAACATATACACACCGCCAAACATATTGGATTGGAGATTTGCGAGGCAGGAGAGTGGCCTTTATGAACTTGAATATCTAAAATTGGTAGAAGTTGAGAGCACCACGTACGGTGAGGCCGAGACATACTACATAAGGGAATACACAAAGGACATCATAAGGTTATATGCATATACTCCAGACAAGAAAGAGGACACCAAGCTGATCGAGGAGTTACCAAACGAACTTGGTAAGATACCGGCAGTTTGGGTCTATGCAAACAGATCACCTAGCAGAGGGATAGGTGTCAGTGATGTGGGCGATGTGGCGGACATGAGTAACAGCATCTACAATGATCTTTCTGAGTTGGACCAATTGATAAGGTTGTCCAATCACCCAAGTCTGGTAAAAACACCAGAGGTTGAGGCGGCGGCGGGTGCCGGTGCAATCGTGACCATACCAAACGAAATGGACCCGGGACTTAAACCATACATGTTACAGCCGTCAGGCCAAAGCATAGAGGGCATATTGAATTCTATAAACACCAAGGTCGAGATGATAGACAGGATGTCACACATGGGTGCGATCCGTAGCATTAAAACAAGGCAGACGTCTGGAATAAGTCAGATAGCGGAGTTTCAACTCCTTGACACAAGGCTCAGTGAGAAGGCACGTAACCTTGAACTGGCAGAGGAGCAGATGTGGAGATTGGTCGCCAATTGGTTGGAGACAGACTTCATGGGCACAATCAAATACCCTAGGGCATTTCACCTTAAGGATAAATCTCTGGACATTGACACACTCAAAAAAGCATCAGACGCTAACCCACAGAACCCTGCCGTCAGGGAATATATTGATCGTAAGATAGTTGAGGCATTGGCCAAGGACGACGATGAGTTGCACGAGGAGATGGAGAGGTTGAACACACACCCAGAGGTGATTGCACCAAACCAGATGGTACAACACATGCGAGAGATGATCCAATCGGGCATGTCTGACCAAGAGATACTAGAGAAACACCCAGAGTTAAGTAGATTATTCAACCAGCAAGACACATAATGGAGGACAGCAATGGCCGGGATAAAGACAAGGAAAGGTCAGACTGTCAACCACACAAAATACTATGCGAGGGGCCAGGAGTGGAGACCATGCAAGGTAGTACAAAAGAAAAGATATTCTAATGGCACAAGGGAATTCATGGCAGCCCAGAGTGTGCAGACTGGCGAGATATACAAGAACAGCCATGGGCTCACAGCACCTTGGCACAGCATACATTTTACACCGACTAAGGAGGACTGATGCCAAACTATGGTAGGTTATACAGACCGGCTATCGAGACTGCCACACAGGTTGCTTTTAAGAAAGCACTACTAGACTACTTTAAAGAATACGAGAAATTATTAAATAATCAAAGCGCTAACGCGTGTAAATTGGCCAGGAAGAAATTGCAAAGGATAATCAACATGGCCAGGAAAAGGAGGATAGAACTACTAGAGTTATATTCAGACCATGCCAATAATAACCACAAGCAGTGCTTCAGCACTTTTAGTAAATCGAATACCAAGGAGGAAAAACACAATG